TTTAACTGTAGAAAACAAGATGGTGGATGTGCGGTTAACTTATGATAAAGGATTAGACAGACACTATGGACTGTTAGACTTAGCAGAGAAGTATGAAATATTTAAAAAGGTATCTACACGTTACGAATTACCAGATGGTAGTAAACAGTTTGGTAAGACAATAATGAATGACCCAGAGACATATTTCACTGAAGAGATTATGAAACAGTTAGAAGATTGTGCATCTAAAGAATTTAAGTATGGACAAATAGATGGGGACTGAACAAATAGGAATGGGGGTTGTAGGTAAAAGCAAATCTATAGAATATAGTACACCACTAAAGATAGTTAATCCTTTAATAGAAGAATTTTCCTTAATAAAAGATGTTTGTGCTAGTAAAGATAATCATAAGTTAGATGACTATTGGTCTATAGAAGATGATGCACTAACAAAAACTTGGAAAGGTAATTGTTGGATGAATCCACCCTTTAATAGATATTTGGGTAAATGGGTTAGAAAGGCTCATTCTGAAAGTCATAGTGGTACTAAGGTATGTTTGTTTCCAGTAAGGGCAAATACTAAATGGTGGTCTGAAGTTTGTGTAGATAGTGAAATTAGATTTATTAACGGAGAAGTGAACTTTAATGATGAACCTAGAGGACTTTGGGCTGCAATGTGTATTATGATATTTGGAGAACAGGCAAAGGTAGGAACCTTTTCTGTTATAGATTATAGGAATAAATGATGGATAATCTTGTTAGGATATATGAAAATGTCTTAGAAGATAACTGGTGTGATAGGATTGTAGAGAAGTATGAAAACAATCCAGACCAATATGAAGAACACAATCATGGGCCTATGTCATTTACCCAGATTAAGATGCAACAACATCCAGAGTGGGGTGAAGAGTTGCAACAACTTATTAATGTGTTCGTTCAACAAAAGAAAGTATATGCAGATGATGTTTTAATTAATCCTCTGCAATGGCCATCCAAACATGGGTGGGAAGAATTTAGAATAAAAAGATATTTACCTAATGGTGTGGATCAATTTGATTGGCATGTTGATTGCACTAGTTATGAAGATGCCAGACGATTTTTGGTAATGTTTCTTTATCTAGATAATAATACGGCAGGAGAAACAGATGTTAAGTTAAAGGATGACAGAGTAGTTTCTTCTTGCAAGAAAGGTTCTATGTTAATCTTTCCCCCTATGTGGCCTTGGTTACATGCTGGAAAGTTACCAAAAGAAACCCCAAAATACATAGTCGGGAGTTATTTACATTATGCCTAAACAAGTTAATATTGAGGGAACAGTTCTCCCCATAGAAGAATTACATTTTAGTTTTATTACTCATGCATTAAGACATAAGTTTGGATTTTTAGAATCATCTAGGGATAATATTCCCAAAGACAGTAATGGTGAAATTATACCATTGTATACATATCCATGTTATGAATGGTTAAATAGTATAGGATGGGAAACAAGTAGAGTATTTGAATATGGTTCTGGTTATAGTACATTATGGTGGGGCAACAAAGGTGCAGATGTCTACGGTGTAGAACATGATGAAGAATGGTTTAAGAAAACCCCAGACAAGAAATTTGTTTTTGAAACAGAACCAATAGGTTATGCAAACTCTATTCTACAGCACACCCAAAGCTTTGATATTATAGTTATAGATGGTGCATGGAGAAGTGCTTGTATAGAGCCTGCCCTAACAAAGTTAGATAGACATGGTATGATTATCCTAGATAATTCAGATATGTTTATTAAAGCAAAAGAAGAATTAGATTCTTGTGATGACCTCATACCTGTACATTTTCATGGATTTAAACCTATACATGTGGAGTCTGAAACAACGTCTTGTTATTTGAAGAGAGGGTTTAGAAGAAAACCTAAAAATATTATTCCTATAGGTGGTACGAAAAGAGATGGCGCAATTTAAAAAAGATTATACCTATGTGACAGACAAAGATGAGGATCAAGTCTGTGTTGCAGTTGTTGGTGGTAAATATGACGGTGTTATATACAAATATGGTAAGGTGAGTGTACCAGATGAAAAAAATAAAAATGAAGATGGTTCCTTGCCTTTTAAGTTTGAGTATGATATAGTAGATTCAAATGGACTTCCTCGTTCTGTTTTTGATTTAGATTTCAATGAAAGAATAGGGGATATATTAGTGGATATTATTACAAATGAACCAAATGCAAACAATTGAGAGAACTGCTCTCACACATTTAGTCTCTAATGAGGAATATGCTCGTAGAGTTTTACCTCATATAAAAAGAGAGTATTTTGATGACCGTATTGAAAAAACGGTTTTTGAGGAAATTGAAAAGTTTGTTGATAAGTATAAAAAGATACCTACACAAACATCATTAGAAATTGAAGTCCAGAGTAGAAAGGACTTGAATGAGGATGACTACAAGAAAGTAGTTGAAGTCATTAAGACATTGAAGGAGACAGAAGTTGACTTTGATTGGTTAGTCAATACGACTGAACAATTTTGTAAAGATAAGGCGGTATATAATGCGATTGTTGAAGGCATACAAATCATTGATGGAAAAGATAAAGTTAGAGATGTATCTGCAATCCCGAATATTCTCACAGATGCCTTGGCTGTGGGTTTTGATAATAGGGTGGGCCATGATTATCTTCTGGACGCAGAGCCCAGATTTGAGTATTATCACAAGGTAGAAGAGAAGATTCCATTTGATTTGGAATTCTTTAATAAGATTACGAAGGGTGGACTTCCACCCAAAACACTAAACATTGCTCTCGCTGGGACAGGAGTAGGTAAGTCTCTATTCATGTGTCACGTTGCAGCTAGTTGTTTATCACAAGGTAAGAATGTTTTATACATTACCTTGGAAATGGCAGAAGAGAGGATTGCAGAGAGGATTGATGCAAACCTTATGAATGTAAGTATGGAAGATTTACATGATTTACCAAAACAGATGTTTGATACTAAGATTAAGAATATCCAAGACAAAACTACAGGTAAGTTAATCATTAAAGAGTATCCTACTGCATCTGCTCATTCTGCACACTTTAGAGGATTGATGAAGGAACTTGCGATTAAGAAATCTTTCAAACCAGATATTGTTTTTATAGACTATTTGAATATATGTGCATCCTCAAGATTTAAGGCGAATGGAAATGTTAACAGTTACATGTATATTAAAGCAATTGCAGAGGAACTTAGGGGACTCGCTGTTGAGACAAACATACCGTTTATGTCAGCGACACAAACCACTAGATCGGGGTTCGTTTCTACGGACATTGGTTTGGAAGATACGAGTGAAAGTTTCGGTTTGCCCGCTACTGCTGACTTCATGTTTGCTCTCATTAGTAACGAGGAACTTGATGAACTTAACCAGATTGCAGTCAAACAACTCAAGAACAGATACAATGATCCAACGATGAATAAACGATTTGTTGTGGGTATTGATCGTGCAAAGATGAGGTTGTTTGATGTGAAACCTTCTGAACAGAAAGACCTTGTTGATGCTAACCAAGATGATTTTAATGAACCTGTATTTGATAAGACAGATTTCGGAGAGGGATGGAATTGAGTTTATTCAAATTTGAATACGAATATGACGAAAAGAAATTATTGGACGAGGCCAAGAATGGTGGTTATGTTCCATTTACTGATGTAGGCAATCAGAGTAATAAAGTATTCAATGAATGGATGATAAAACACATTGATATGAAGGGCAAGGTTGTTGACTTCTACAGAAAGATGAATAGTAGAATAGAAGTCAAAGAAATGTGGGATTGTCCTTATGCTTCTACTATTCAAAACGACTTTGCAGACCTTACAGGGTTTGAAGTTAGTTCTAGATTTTATTTACAAAAATCTGGGTTTCGTTTACCTCTACACAAAGACAGAGGCACCTATTGTTCTATAAATATGTTATTAGGAGAAGGTCACGATCCTATAAAGTTTAAGGATCGTACCGAATATTACAAGACTGCACTATTGAATGTCCAAGAGCTTCATGGTGTTGATGCCACAAAAGATAGGTATCTATTTAAGGTAAGTTTTAAAAATAACACATTTGAGGAAGTAAAGAGTGTTCTGTCATCTAAACTATCAAGTTAATAAAAAAGAATTGCGTGACCATTTTTGGTCTGGATATGAGAAGGGAAGATGGCACAGATTCCGTCCACCCCAAATGATATGG